CCAAGACTAAGAGGTTAAATATGTCACCAGATCAAGAATTGCAAGTATTATTTCCTGCCATAGAAATCAATGGGATTACTGTCAAACCTTTTAAGTTTAAAGATTTTCGATCGGTTTTAGGTATTGCTAAGAAATATATCGAAATATTTAGCACCCTCAAAGATTCGACCGCCGTAATCATGACAATGCTTGATCAAGGGGAAGATGCTTTAGATGATTTGGCTAAATTGGCTAATTTAGCTACTGGATTAAGCCTAGAAGAAATTGGCGAGCTAGAAGGTGATAAAGCGATGGATTTGTTTATTGCGGTTTTTGAGATAAATTCCGATTTTTTTATTCAGAAACTGACCGAGGGAGCCGAAAAAATAGCGGCAAGACTAGCACCGAAGGGTGGGCTATCCAAATCACCAGACTCCTTCGCGCCGGACACCGACTCTCGGACATTGGAGAATACAGCAAAGCCCAGATAAAATTATTTTTGGATGCGGCTAATTATCTGGAAGCTGAGGAAAGAAAAGCTAATATTGTCGATGGGGCTTTAAGTTTTAGGGGCGACAATCAAAATGTCAAAAAAGCGATTAAAGATTTATCTACTGAAACTGATAACTGATAACTGATAACTGATAATGGCAACTCGCACTTTAGGGATTAAGTACACTTCTGAGGGATTAGCGGCAGTAACGGGCGCTTTGCAGAAGGTTTCCTTCGCTTTTGATGAGGCATTATCAAAGGCACAGGATACGGTAGAGGAAGCGATTAAAGCCTCTCAAGAGGCTCTAAAAGTTGGGGATGCAGGCGCTTTTGCTGAAGCGGAAAAGAAGAAGGCTTTAGCCGCTAAACAGACGGCTAATTTAGTCAAAAATGCCTATCGAGAATTGGGGGTGCAAAGCGAGGCGGATATAAAATCGCTTAAAGAGCAGGCAGTTTCGGCATTTGAGGCGATTAAAAATAGCGGGGTAGCCAGCGCTCGGGATATTGCCGATGCTCAAAAGCAGTTAGACCGGCGACTAGAGCAGTTAAACGCCCAACTTAAGGACAGTTCCAATCGTTGGGGGCGTGTCTCCGAGTCGATTAGCGGTGCTAAGTTGGCCTTCTCTTCTTTTGTGGGGAATCTTGCCGCTAATACGGTTACAGGGGCTTTTAACTCGATAACGGGGTCAATAACGGCTTTTTTTGGGGGATTATCGGCAAATATTCAAAGAGCGGGGATTCAGACCGAAAACCTCAAGGCTCAATTGAAAACGATTGAAGGGAGTGCGGCTGCGGCGGAGGCTGCCTACGCTAAAATCGCCAAATTTGCCCAAACCACGCCCTACGAACTGGAGCAAGTGACGGCGGCTTATGTTTCCTTGGCTAATCGAGGAATGAAGCCTACAGAGGAACAATTGCAAGCGATTGGCGATATGGCTGCAAGCCAACAAAAGCCACTGCAGCAGTATGTCGAAGCGATTCTGGACGCAATGACCGGGGAAAATGAACGGCTAAAAGAATTTGGGATTAAGGCGGCTAAATCAGGAGATCAGGTTAGTTTTACCTTTCGGGGAATAACCAAAACCGTACAGGCAACGGAAAAATCAATATTGGATACCCTACTATCTCTATCTAAAATGGATGGAGTCATGGGAGGGATGAATGAACGGGCTAAAACTACTGAGGGCAAATTATCAAACCTAACGGATGCTTTACAGGCAGTTTATGTAAAACTCTTCAACGCTATCATGCCGGCTCAACAGGCACTAATTGAGTCAGCCACTGGGATCATTGCTCCCCTTGCCCAACAAGAGAATTTATATAAAGCAATTGGCGATCGAGCTAAAGAATTATCGGATTATTTAAAAGCCAATCCCCAAATAATTGAAGAAATTCGCAGGCAATTACAAGAGGGGATGCTGCTGGTATTTAATTCAGTTTCAGCGACGGCCAAGCAAATTCTTGATTATTTAAGAGCTAATCCAACTGCGATCGAGGATGCGGTAAAGTCAATGGGGACTTTGCTGAATATTACCAAAGAGTTGTTAAATGTATTGGGCTTTGTTCTCAAGGGCTATCAAGCGATTGCGGATACTGTTCGGGTTATTAATGAAGAAATGCCAACCAATAAATTGATTGGTCTGGCTGACGTGGCACAGCAAATTAAAGCGGCTGGGGGGAGCGATGCTGATGTACAAAGAGTTTTAAAGAAAATACAAGAAGAATCAAGCAATTGGAACATAACAGATAGGCTGTTCAATGAACCTAAGATGCAATCTTTGGTAAGGCGAATTTTAGAAAAAGAACTAAAGTTATTAAACCCCGATTATGGACCATTGACGCGGGGAGCTTCCTTAAAGCCTTTACCCGTTCCTGTCCCCCCACCCAGTAGATCGGGTGCGTCACTCCCACCACCACCGTCAGCAGGCGCTTCTACCCCCTCATCTGGTAGCTCTGGTTCCAAGCCAAAATCCGACAAGGATTCTCGACAAAAAGCCTTAATAGATGCCGCAGCAAAAATTGGGATAAAACCAGAAGAGTTAGCGGCTCTTATTTCTTTTGAAACAGGGGGAACTTTTAATCCCGATAAAGTGGGAGGAGAAGGAAATAGATACCGAGGATTAATTCAGTTTGGTCCGCCCGAAAGAAGGCAATTTGGGGTTTATCCAGGGCAATCTTTTGAGGATCAGATGAATTCGGTCGTCGCTTATTTTAAAGCGAGAGGGTTTAAGCCTGGAATGGGATTACTCAGGGCTTACGCTACGGTGCTAACAGGCAATGCCAACGGAAACGTTCACGCCCGCGATTCTAATGGAACTTCGGCATTTTCGGCTGTTCAAAATCAAATAGGACCAGGATCACCTCACTGGCAAAATGCCTTAAGATTTTTAGGCGGTGCAAGCGGAGCAAGTGGCGCAAGTGGCGCAGGACAAGCAGCTTTGGCTCGTGTTGAGGCGCAATTAATTGAGGCAGAAAAAGCCAAAAAAAGAGCGGAACAACAAGCACAACTGGCGAGAGAAGTTGCAAAATTAACACAATTAATAGGAGGCAACGTTTCTAAAATTGCTTTACCTCAAAACCTATTTGGTGAAATCACACCACCGCCTGAGTTTATGGGAATGCGATTTGGTAGTTCGACTGTGGGGGCTGGTATTTCCTCAGTAAATCTTGATCTTTTCTTGGCAACTTTGACTAAAAATCAAGAGGCGATAGAAGCCGCTACGGAAGCTTTAAAATTAGGAATAGAAAGATTCGCTACAGCAACGCTGCCTAGCTTTGGTGAAATCACACCACCGCCTGAATTTGAGGGGTTTTCTTTTGGCAGTTCCACTGTTGGGGTTGATGCCCCAGTCAGATACCCCGATCGCGTAATTGAAATGGCCGAAAATGCTCGGTTAGCCATGGAGCGGTTAGATGCCATGGTGGCTGTGTTCGCCGAAACCGGAACGGTGGGAGTAGAAAAATTGGCTACAGGATTTGAAAATCTGGGACAAACAGTTACCGACGTGGCCCGGTATGCTTTTGGGCAGTTTTTCCAAGACGTGCTAACTGGACAAAAATCCGTGGGCGACGCTCTACTCGATTTACTATCTTCTTTCCTGGATAATATTGCCAATATGTTTGCTTCGATCGCCACTAACAGCCTTTTTAATTGGATCGGTGGGTTGTTTGGTGGGGGTGGAGGTTTTTCTTTTGGTGGTTTATTCAACGGGGGGGGTGGGGGTATCCCCGACATCTTTGGCGGGGGGGCTACTTTTAGCACGATAGCTTTACCCGGGTTTGCTAAGGGAGGGCGGGTTTTTGGGTCGCCTGGTATCGATAAATTAGTGGCTCGATTGTCTGATGGCGAGTTCGTGATTACTGCTGATGCGGCAGATTATTGGGGGGATGATTTTTTAAATTCGGTTAACCGCAAAAAATTGCCTAATTTAAATTTTAATACCTCAGCTAATCCTCAAAAAAACCAACAAAACACGACAATTATTAACAATAACGTTAGCGTCTCGACTCCTAATCTAGGCGGGTTTAAACGCAGTGAGCGGCAAATCGGACGGCAGCTTTCCGAGTATTCGTCAAGGTAAATTATGAAAACTATAGCTAATTCTTTACAATCAGTTTTAGGTTCGCAGGTGCGATCAATTACTCGCTGTCTGCTAATTACCCGTAGGGATGGGCAATCTTTTGGCTTTACGGAATTAGATCGAGATTTAACTTTTGCAGGGATAACCTTTAAATCTTTTGGGGGATTAGATCCAACAGCGATCCAGTCGGATCTAAGTTTTGAGCCTAATAATATTGAGTTTGCTTCTTTTCTGACAACAGACGGCATAAAAGCCACGGATTTAATGCTAGGGCTTTTTGATTATGCTAGAGTACGTTTTTTCATGGTAAATTATTTTGATTTGCCGACAAGTTTTACTGAGTCACCGCCTAAATTTTTAGCTTTACCTGTGCGGATTTTGGGCAAGGTAAAATTTACTGATAATAATTTTACGGCAGAATTGATGGGTTTAACTCGATTTTTAGAAGGGCGGATCGGAGATGTGACCTCTAAGACTTGCCGATACGAATTCGGCGATGCGCGTTGTGGGGTTAATATTTCTACTTTTGAAACTAATATTGCAGTTACTACTAATCGAGACAACTTAAGCTTTTATACTACTTGGAACGGGGAAAATGATCGGTTTACTGGTTCTAAAGCCACTTGGCTATTAGGGGCTAATTCGGGGGTAGAATTTACAATTATTAGACAATTAGGAAATACTTTTTTTTTGGCCGCACCATTGCCTGTAAACCCTAGTGGTGGTGATACTTTTTTGGCGATTCCTAATTGCCAAAAAAGTTTTGATAATTGCCACGGATTTAATAACATTCTCAATTTTGGTGGGGAGAATAAATTACCTGGATTAGATGCCATGATTTCTGGAGATAATCAAGATGGATAAAAATTTAATTATTGAAAAAGCAAGGGAGTTTATTGATACCCCTTACGAGCATCAGGGAAGGCTTAAAGGAATTGGTATTGATTGCTGTGGATTAATTATTTGCGTAGCCCATGAATTGGGTATATCTGATTACGATATTGGCCAATACGACCGATGGGCTGACGGAGTGGATTTAATAAAAGAATTTACCTCGGAATGTATTCCGATAAACGATTGGGAGCCAGGAGATATTTTAGTTTTTACAATTGGCAAAATCCCCCGGCATTGTGGGATAGTTGGGAGTAAAGACGGTAACGTAACTTTAATTCATGCCTATTCTACTATAGGCAGATGCGTAGAGCATAACTTGGATAAAGTTTGGTTAGACAGAATATTTCAGGGCTTTGCTTTTAAGTCAAAAGATTTATACCAAACAAATGTGTCTTCGCAATCGTGACAGTAAAACTGTAAATTAAAAGCGTGAGTGTAAGTAAGTGCATGAATTCTATTTCCGTAGCATTTAGGGCAATGTTTGCCAGTGGGTTTATGTGTCATGAGTTTTAGCGAAGAAAGATTAGATTTAGGATACGACTACGGCACGGTGGCGACGATTACCACCAAAACCTCTATTATTGAATCTAAAAACGGCACAGAACAAAGAACGCCGCAATGGTATCAGCCATTGCTTCAATTTAATATTGGAGAAAGATCAGAAACTAACGATCAACTAGACCAGTTTATAGCATTCTATACTGCTCGGAAAGGGGCTTTTCAAGGCTTCCGATTTAAAGATTGGAGTGATTATCAGTTTAGTACGATAATTACTCTAAATGCCAATAGGCAAGCCCAGCTATTTAAAGCTTATTTTGTGGCAGGATTCACGGTCAAGCGGCCTTTGGTCAAGATTGTACCCGGATCGATTCTGGTCTCGGTGGGGAATTCCCCAGTGACGACGGGATGGACTGTAAATTTTAACACTGGCATAATTACCTTTGATCAAGTCCAGACAGAGCCAATCCAAGTATCAGGGGAATTTGATGTACCCGTGCGATTTGCTACTGATAAAATCAATTTGAGATTTGAAGCTTTTGAGGCTTGCGAGCCAGAATCAAACCTTAAGCTTTTTAGTTTGGAAAATTTAAGTTTAACCGAAATACGAATCAATCCAACGCTTGCTCTATCTCTTGATCAGATACCTCAATCTCTTGATCATCAGATTAATTTGGGATACGATTACGGCACAATTGGCGGCGTTGAGTTTGCCACTAAAATTAGTCAATCAGTATCGGGCCAGGAGCAAAGAATCAGCGAATGGGCTACCAGTCGGGGAAGTTGGGAGGTGGGGGCGCGAACCCTGATCAAATCTGATTTAGATTATTTAATTAGTCTATTTCGGGTGTGCTGGGGAAAAGCCGTTGGTTTTAAGTATTTTGATTGGGGAACTGAAAGCCAAATAAATGTTAGGTTTGGCGAAGATGCGATCGCTTTTAGATTTGATGCCATGGAAGCGGAAAAAGTAATTTTTAATCTTTCAGGTGTCCCTTTGTATAAATTATGATCAAGATAATTTAATTAGTGTATTCTGATGAATGATAAAAATCGGTATTATATTGGGCAAGGCAGAGTTTATGCTGGCGTGCGTAGCTGTGCCGGAGTGGTAACGAATGGGCTTCGCTATTTAGGCAATTGCCCAGAACTGCGAATAATGCACACTATAGATTACATTACTCACAACGAAAGCACGACAGGGCAAAGGAATAAAGATTTAGAGTTGCCGCAAACAAGAGAGGTGATGGCTCAAATCACGATGGAATCGTGGGATTTAGATAATTTAGCTTTGCTTACCACCGGCATTGCTAGTGAGATTGCCGGAACAACAGTTACTAATGAAACCGTGCGATGCCCAAGCGTTAAAGGGTCGTGGGTTCCATTAGCAAATATTAATCTAATCAGTTTCACTAGCTTAGGAAGCTTGGTTAGAGATACGGATTATAGCGTAGATTTAAAAGCTGGCATGATCTACTTTACCCCCACTGGAGGAGCAACAATTAATACTGATTATGCGGCTTCTTATACTTTTGATGATACAGAAAAAATAATTCCTTTTAATCAATTATTGCAGAATGAATATTTTTTGCGGTTTGCGGGATTAAATACAGTAGAAAACAATACGCCAGTAGTAATCGACGCTTTTCGAGTCAAGTTTCGAGCGACTGAAGAACTTCAATTAATAACGCAAGAAATTGCGCCAATTCAGGTGCAAGCCGCAATTTTATTTAATTCAAAACAAATTGATAGCAATTTTTATCAAATCAAAACTTTTCTTAACTATTGTGAAAACTCTGAGCCTGAGCCTGAGCCTGAGCCTGACCCTTTTATTCCTGATGGAGAGTTAATTTACTGTCAGCTTAGTGGAACTGTTGTTAATAGTTTTCGCCCTGTGGATACGGTGGATGGAGACTTTATTTATTGTCTTTTTGACTTAGCTAATTCAGGATTTGACAGATCACTTGATTAGGCTAATCCCTCAGTCCAGACGCGCATTAATAAAGATTCCCCGCCTATCTTCCCCGCACATTTCCAAGTGTTCATATTAGAGCCGTCAGGGTCTATTCCAGTATTTCTGTAGATTTGCCCTATAGGAATATTTAAGGAGCATTTCAACAAGTTTGGAACATATCCAACGGCTTTATTGGGAGCGACATTATCTCTCAGATAAAATTCCGTGGTATTTGCGCCTGGCGTAGCACTCTGACAAGAAACAGGATAATTGACAATAGGATTTGGAGTTGTTGAGGTTGCGAATGCAAACCGTTGCGTGTTGCCAAATTCATTTAATGGACGACCAGCCGCTCTAAAATTTTGAGTATCAAGCAAATTGTCCATAAATAAATAATAAGCACTGCGGACAAAAGTTGATCCAAAAAACAAAGAGTTTTTTAACCATCCGCAACTAAAAAATAAATACGCGTTTGTCTGATCTGCAAGCGTATTATATGTTAAAACATTTAAACTGTGCGAATTCAAAACTGCCCAATAATAAGATGAAGAACTATTAAACACATTTTGACGCAAGTCAACGCAGTTTCCTGCACAATATCTAACATTATCGGTTGTTGTCGAAGGATTTTGGTTAGTGGGGCTTATTCCTCGCACGTTAAATCTGAATTTTGTTGCGGTTGCAGGCAAACTTAGTGATTCAAAATTAACTGGTAAAATTAAATTAAATATCGTAGAATCTGCGAAAGCACAAGTTTGTCCAAAAAAACCATTTATCCAGTTAGCGCACTGAACAAATGTAAAACCTATAGATTCAGGAGCATAATCTACATTATTAGCTGCCCAGCCGTAATAAGAATTGCCAACATTATCGGTATTAATTAAAGGTAAGTTCATGGTGTTCTATCAAATCCTGAATTATTAAGGTTAAAAGTGCAATAGACAAAAGTGCCGTCAACGGTGTCATCGGGTCTAAAGGTTGCTAGTTGAGCGCTGGAAAAAGCGCAATAAATGAAAGCGCCGTCGGGATTAAATAAATCTGTATCTGGCCAGTACAACCATCTAGGCATAATCGTAATTTAAATTAAATTTAAGATTAATAGCTGTATCCACAGATAATACCAATAAACTTATTGTACTGCTTAAAGCAGCTAAATTGCTGCCCGCCGCTGCATTTAATCGAGTAGAGGTAACAGCTAGATTGGTTAATCCCGAAACATTTACCCCATTAATCTGAATTGATACCGATGCTGTGCCTGAGCTAGTGCCAATAACTAAATTTTTAATCACATAGGGACGTGAGACAAAATACTCAAGAGTGTATTCTTTTACAGTAGGACGTTCGATTTCGCCAAAAATACGATCTTCTTTGTTTAGGGTAACATCTACTCGATTGTTCCCGGGATTGTCGGTAGCGGTGACATTCGGACCGATAAAGTTGAAAATAGGTCTGGCACTGACAAGAATTCCTTCATCTTGAATTGTCGGGGGGGTGATCGTAACATCTACTCGATTGTTCCCGGGATTGTCGGTAGCGGTGACATTCGGACCGATAAAGTTGAGGGTCGGTCTCGCACCTACTAAGTTTCCCTCATCCTGAATTGATAGCAGCGACGCATCGTTAACAATTGTAAAATCAACGGCGCTGACCCCAATCCCTAGCGGGGCTGTGACTCTGATTTTTCCCGTAGTGGTTCCGGCGGCCACTACGGCGGTGAGGGTAGTATCGCTGATGACTGTAAAACTTTGGGCGGGGACATTATTAAAGCTGACCGCCGTGGCTCCGGTGAATCCTAATCCCGTGATTGTCACGGTAGCTCCGATCGCCCCTTGTCGAGGAGAGAAATCGTCAATCACCACCTGAAAAGCTTTTCCCTGAAAAAGTAAAGTCACCGGCGCGACATCGGCTAGGGTCTGGCCGGGGGATACGGCTTTAAAATAAAAAGTTTTTCCAATATCCGTCCGTTGGGCGGGGAGATTTAATTTATAGCCAGAAACCAGGTAAAACGTCTCATCTGCGGCGTGGGACTGGGGAGTGCCACGGATGCCCCGGGTAAAGGGAGCGGTTAGCTGGTAGATTTTGTCAGTTCCCACGTTGCCCGTCAGGGTAGCGTTTTGGAAATCGACAATCTCAGAGCCAACAAGCGATCGATTTCTGCCTTCTAGAAATAGAGCCTCGGAAATCGAAGCGAGAGAAGCCTGGGAAGACACCCGCACATCTACCGACGTGCCATTAAAAATTGTTTGACAAATTCCAAACAGCGATCGAGTGACAAAAGTATCAACAAAACTGTAGGTGACACCCAAATCTGTAGAAATGTACAAATTAGCATTTCTCCAGTTGGCATCGCCATCGGCGAACGCATACAGTCCAGGGGTATCTGTGGGATAAGCCAAAGGGATATCGAGTACCCGCAAAATAGTGGGGGAAACGGTAGGGAGCGGGGTATTAGTGGGGGGTGGGGGTGTGGGGTCGGGAATTGGGGAAGGCTCAAAATCTGGCTCATCAACCAAAGTCTGATCCCACCCGTAAACGGCTGAGTTGTAAGTCCAGGTTTTAGCCAGTACCAAATAATTAGCCCCAATTTCTATCTGGGTAATTTGTACCTGCTTTTGTCTGCCAGCGATTTCTAGCTCTAAAATGTCCCCTGGTTCAAATTGGGCATACTTAGGGGGCAAAGATAAGGTTTGAGTTTTTGATCGCGTCCAAGCAATCCAAAGAAGTTTATTGGCAATATTTTTGGCATCGGATTCGCTCAAAACTCCGGGATAATCGATCGTCACCCTGTTAATGTGGGTGGCTGTAGGGAAAGATACCGAGCGGGCGATGCCCTCTAAAAGATTATTGTTTTTGTCAAAATACTTGATCTCAATTTGAGTGGGAAGATCAGTCAGTTCGCGGGCTTCCTCTTGGTAAGAATTGGGGCGCTCGCCATCTTCCTCAAAAGCTCCTAATTCTGAGGCCGCTAAAAAAGTCCCAGTTGGTCTAAACTGTTTTTGAAATTTCAGAACTAAGCCGTTATCGACTAAATCAAAAAAGTGGATATTTTGCAGTTGGGTCAATTGTTCTGCGATCGTGGATTGGTTATCTATTTGATAGCCGTCAATGGGTATATTGTCCAGCTCGCTAGTGTCTAAATCGGATTCTAATAAAAAGGGAGATTCTGAGCAAAGATCACTAATCACATCAGCAAGGGAAGGATCGCCATTGCGGACTAAGGCCGAGCATTGAGGATAAGCATTACCAAATTCAGCTAAGGGTAAACCCTCGCAGACTAAAATTGATCGATGCCGGTAAGGGATTGCTAAATTATTAAGCTTGACTTGTAGAAGTGAGTCAATCTGTTGATTATCGTCTCCGTGATAAATCCTGAAAGTACAGCCAGAACTTTCTAAAATTGGCTGTAATTGGCCGCTTTTCCAGACAAGCTTGCTATTAAATCGGATTTCATCAATCTGAGTAGTTTTTCCACACAAAAGATAGGCACAACTACCCCAATAGGTATAGGTGCGCTCTGTGGTAACGGTTGTCGTTCCCCCGCCCCCTTTGCCACCCTGCTTTTGTCTGGTGACGGATTCCGAGACTCTTTCTTCTGGGGGAAAATCAGCGTAAAGAAGAATTCCCCCCACCCGACCCTGTCCCCAGACTTTTGAAATAGAATCGCCCTCGGAAGCTCTGGGCCGAGTAAAATTATCTTGCTTATTGCGCTCAACTTTATTGCGGATTACCCGGCTGGGAGCAAATAAAGCAGATAGAGCACTTGCTCCTAAGCTTACGGCTGCCCCGATCAAAACGTTGGTCATATAAAAAAACGGCGGAGGAAACCGCCTAATGAACCAGAAGTATTTTTACTATTTTATTTTCAAACTCAGGGCAAGCCGTCGATTAAGGATATCTATATTCTTAATCTCTTCAATCCCTAATATTTCAATCCCTAATAGGGGGTAAATCGACAGCTAAACGACAAGAATTCTTGCATCCGTAACGAAAGAATCAGGGTTACAGGCTTTGGCTCGACAAGAATTCTGGTCAGTGGGGAATTCCCCACCGAGATTATTTGGGTAAATACCACTGCAAATTACTGCCTATTGAGGCTCCTTGCACAAATAAAATTAAAATACCTAAAACTTGAATAAAAATGGCTATTAAAGCAAAAATCCGAATAAAGATTGAATTATTGCGGTAAATCATCTCAATACACCGCGCTACCGCATAAAATCCAATCATTGCACCAATAATGGGAATCATTTAAAAATCTATCTCTAATTTTTCAGTAGCAATTGCGAACAATTCTTCGACTGTATAAGGAAAAAATCCAGAGGCGGCAAGAATAGCTAGGGTATCCCACTTAGGCTCGGTGTTGCCTCGTTCTAAATCGCTTATTGCCGCTTTACTTACGGATCGCCCTGTTGTTTTTTCAATCTCAATCACAAATTTATCCATAGATAAAGCTAACGCTTCTCTGTGAAATTTAAGAACTTTTCCCAGTTTTTCACGCCCTTTTTTGGTGATCACAGGAACTTTGGTTAACATAAGCCTTGATTTTGTACTTTACATAGAACACAGTCTAACAATTATTTTGAAAAACAAATAAGTCGTAAGACGTATTTTACAAAATACATTAGCGATCGCATCGTGTCCGTTACTTGTAGAACAAATAAACTACAAAGCTTTTAAAATTTAAGATTCAAAAAAAATATTTAAGGGTGTTGACACTTTTGGGTGTTCGCTGTAGAATACAGACAATATCTTTTGTAAAACACAAATGACAAGAGTGAGAACAAGGCGTAATACTACCAGTATTCGTTTAAGCGATGCCGAAGAAAAAGCAATTGAGAAAGCCGCCGATTGTTTAGGGCGTAGTTTCGGGGAATTTATCAGAATTGCTTCTGCTGACAAAGCTTTTGAGGTTCTTAGTCAAAAAGGGAATAATACCGATGACACCAGAACAGACTAAGCAGTATCAAGTCTTCCGGAGTGCCGACACTCCGGGGATGGAGCGAGTGAAAGCGATGGATACTTTGCAAAAACAAGGATTTATCTTAGAGCGTCCCGAAGTAGTGGAAGCCATAAGCGCCGCAATTATGGAGAGAAAAGCTAATGAACAGTGCAACTAAACCAATTCCAGTGAGCGAGGAAACTAAAAATCGGGGAGCTAAGTGGGTCGCTGGTTTAAAAGCTGAAATGCTCAAGCGCAATTGTGCCAAAACTCAGAAATCTTTATGCGGTATCCCTGTTGGGTCTTTTGAATTAGTACAGGTTGCCGAATTGAGAGATGGCGACACCATTAAACTTCGATTATCCAATCGCTCCAGTAGTGTAAATAGCCGGCTATGGACGTTGGTGGCAATTAGTCCGCAGGGGATAAGAGCAGATTTATTTTTGCGATGCCCCAAGTCCGGGGAATCGCCAACCGTTACCCTGCGGCTAGATCATCAAGTTTTCAGGGGGGTCAGAAAATGATGGAGATTTTTTACCTGCGGATATTTTTGGCTAATAGGAGATCAATATGAAAATTCCAGAATTTTCATAGTTAACTACCCGACGGCTACACCCTAACTGTAGAATCCCCACGCAGTCGAAAAGTCAATTACCTCTATTTCGACCTAAACAAGCGAATTTACCGAGGGGAAAAGTTTTATTTTGACACAAAAAAAACGAATTGATTCAGGAGAAAAATAATGTCAGAAGACTACTCAAAATTAGATTATTTCTGGGTTCCCGTTGATTGGCAAGTTGCCCTATTTTTGCTTGAACAATACCGAGAAGACTGGGAGGGAATTACTCCCAGTGGTATCAACTTAGATGGCTGGTATCAAATCTTAAAAGAGGCATCTGAAAAGCATAGCCGTGTTCACTTTCCCCATATGCACTCACAAGAAAAAGGAGAATTTTAATGAAGAAAGCTAATTACTGCAAGCCAATAACCCGCGCTGATACTGCTTTTCGCAGTGATATGCTTGCTTGGTTTTCCCAGTTACGACCAAAAATTTGCAAGCCTTACTTAGGGCGCTCTTATCAAGTGATTATTCGGGGTAAATCAAAGCTAGTTTATCCGTTTGAGTCTTGCCCTGATTGGTTTATGGATGCCTTAGCCCGCGAGGCAGGATTTAAGAGCCACGATAAAAGCTTGATTCAAAATCGGCTTCTAACTATTTATTTGTCGAAAATTGCCAAAGGAAAATAATTTGGATGAACTTGATTGATGGGAGATTAAAGTTATGCGATTCGATTTTGATAATGGTTGGCTTTACGGTTCTTTGAGTTTGTCCTCGAAGCGTGTTTATTTCCCCTGCGATCAGACTCTTTTTCGAGATATACTCGCTTTTTTTAATGGGGGAATCCGCGATGGCTTTGGATACTCTTTTAATAGTGAACACGGCTTGCTGCACTTCGCTTTTTTAATCAGTCAGCTTGAGGATTATCATGCACGCCAGCGATTAGAGTGGTTCGATTATCACGAGTGTCGGGAATCCGAGCGTCGTTATGTTTGATGGGTTCATCTTTTAAATATTTATTTGTCGAAAATTGCCAAAGGAAAATAAACATGGTCGCCGCTTACCGTACTAAAAATATCTCCACTCAACCTAAACAGTCTGGTGTTTTTCTGGATTCTGGCACAACTTTTGATCCTTTTGAGCCGCTCTATTTATCTGGTGAGCCAAAGTATTCCCCAGAATCTAGTCGGTTATACCAGTGGTTCCAAGAATTGGATCAAGTTGGCGGCAAGAAAGATTTTGAGGATAAATTAGACCAGCTTGTCTTTGGGATTGAGGGAACTATTTTTGGTTGGTATAAGGCGGCCTTATCTCTTTGGAAGATTAAGCTAACTAAGGCATGGGAGGCCAGCGGACGGGTTTTGGGGGAACAAGTCGATTCTTTTAGAGAATTTTGCGAAAAACACCTCGGTAAAACCGTTAGCTCGGTAAATTCTTGGATTCGCGCCGCTCGCTCAGTTTCCTTGCTGATTGCGGCGGGGTTTTCTCGATTGCCTAAAGCCGTAAGCATCGCCCTAGAACTGAGTAAATTTTCTGATGATATTGCGATCGATTTGTGGCGCGATCTAATCGAAAAATACCCAGATCATGAGATTTCTTTGCAAAAGATGAAAGAACACTTAGCCGATCCCAGTCAGCTCAAATATAAACAGTACCGGCTACCTATTGACGCTGTAGAGATTTTGGTAGAGGCAGCTGCCGAAGCCAATATGTCTCCGACCAATTACTTGACTCAACTTGTAAAAGGAATTAAGCAAGATGATTTCCTCAATGAAATTTCTCAAGAATCTAGAGACTTTAGCCAGGGCGAAAGGGTGGAGGATACGGACTCATCACCGCAAGGGCAGCCACTTGATAATTTGGCTGATGCGCCCCCAGTCCGAGACGGTTTGCACCACGATGATCCCGATGCGATCGCGGGACATGACGACGGGGACTTATCGAAAAGCCCTCCGGGACTTAAGGCTCAAAGAAGTAAGCCAAGTCCGATAGGCTTTGATTTGAGAAGCGACGCTGGTAGCCGTGAAGAGATAGCGGCAAATCGATTAAAAGCAAAGCTTGCTGAGTATCGATCTAACCCGATAAAGCAAAAGCCAGCCGCCCCACCTTTTGAGTGTCACCAGTGCAAGACCAAAGAGAAATTGATCGCGTGCTTTAATCTTGCCAATTTTAGCAAAGTAGCCGATCGCTACTTTTGCGAGAAGCACATAGAGGAATCAGGGTACTGTTACTGCGGCCGCTGGCACAGCGAATGCAACTGTCAGGATTTAATTTTGGAATTTTAGGAGGGAATTTATGAGTTTTGCCGTGGGAAATCGAGTTACTTGGCTGGATCCCGAAAGCCAGGAAGAAAAAAAAGGGGTAGTCAAGCAAGTCTTTAAAAATAGCTGCAAGTTAACCCTAAGTCCTTCTTTAGAAGTAGTTAAAGCTAATTATGAGGATATGTCCTTAGTTTCTCTAGACAGCCACCCCGATTCTTCGTCTACGCTCAAGGTCAAAGAAGAGAATGCAGTTGTTTATTTAAACTTGTCTGAGATTCGCATCGATGGAGGGACTCAGCAGCGGGTCGCTTCAAGTCAACAGCATATTTTCTCGCTGGTGGACGCGCTGACCGAGGATGCCGAACTCGATCCGATCGCCGTTATGTTCGACGGGTGCGACCATTGGCTGGTAGATGGGTTTCATCGCTACTTTGCCTATAAATCTGATGGTCGGGAGATAATTCCCGCAATTGTCTCTCCCGGCACCCAAAGAGAAGCTATCTTTGCCTCGATCGCCGCTAATTCCGAGCATCGGGCATTACCCCGCACAAGGGCTGATAAAAGGAAAGCGGTAGAAACTCTACTGCTTGATCCTGAATGGAGCCAGTGGAGCGATCGAGAGATCGGCAAGCAGGCAAAGGTCGATCATAAAACGGTGGCGGCGATTCGTAAATGTCTTAATGATCCCTCCGTGGGGAATTCCCCACCGACAAACTCTAAAAAGTTTGTCAGCAGACATGGCACTGTAGGATTAATGCCAGTGCGTAGCTCTGAGCCTGAGCCAGAAAAT